TGGGTAATAATGCAGTAATGGCTGCAAATAAAGCTGACAGAAGAATGAAAGCATCTGCAAGATTAATTAGAATGAGAAGTAAAACTGAAGTTGCTGCAGAAATTAATAAATCACAACTTGTCAAAAAAGAAATTATTAGAAGATATGGAACTGAAGATGCATTTACTAAAAAATCCATGGCAGGACAATTAGCAAGAATCAAATTTATGATTCAAATGGAAAAATTAGGTTTATCTAAAACAAGACAATTTAATCAACAAAGATTAAATAGTTTAATAGTTGTAGAAAAAAGAATACAAGAAGAAATAAAAAGAACAGGACTTATATCAAACGCAGTATTAGGAAGAATGAAACTTCAACTACACTCTATTGCTACAGGCCCAATAAATGCGTTAAAAATACAATTTGGTAAATTAGCGGGAGTAATCACAGTTTTAGGTAAAGCAGTCAGTTTCTTAGGAGCAGCATTTAATAGATTATTAATGGTTGCTATGGCTTTCTTTACAGTTAAGTTTCTTATAGATTTGCTACCTGCAACCAAAAAGATTAATAATATAGTACAAGAACTAAATGGAAATCTAAAAGCTACTGGTATAGCTTTAAAAGAGATGGCATTTTTTGCAGATAGAACACTTCTTGAAAATAAATTAGAAAATATAAATCAAGAGTTTGGCGATATAGAAGGCGCACTAAAAGGAGCAAATGTAGAGTTAGAGTTTTTTAATAATATGATAAAAGGTATTGAAGGACCGAATACAGAAAACTTTAAACAATTTATTCAAGAACAATCAAGAGAAATTATAAAATTATTCTCAGATGGAGGCTTATTAAGTCTTGGTTCACAAGCAGTAAAAGTTATGACTTCAACACATTCACGGTCTCAAGCAGGTGCTAATACATTTGAAGGTTTATCTAACTATAGTGGTGGAGGTATAGCTTCAGCAGCTTTAGAAGATGCAACAGCAATTCAAATGAATCAGATATTAACTAACGCTGTAGCAGCTATTAATGCTCAACAAATAGGTCAAGCACAAGATATTCTATCTATTCTAGGAGAAGATGTAGGGCAACAATTTATTGCAGGACTTACAAAAGCCACTGCAGAGGGAGATGAATATGGAGTAGCTGCTGTTAATTTTGTCGAACAATTTAGTGAAAGATTACTTAAAGAAAATACTGATGAAATGGCAGTTAAATTCTTCGCAGGACTTACTGAAGGATTTGAAATTACAGGGTTATCTCAGGCATTAATAGACTCTATTGCAGTAGCAATGGGATTCAGAGAAGGCCTATTAGAAACTACAGGTGTAATAGTTAACTTTAGAGAAGAATCAAAATCTCTTAGTGAAACTCTTGTAGGTATGATACCAAAACCTAGTAATGCTGAAAAAACTGCCGCTCAGTTAGAATCTATGTTAAGAACAGTTTATGAGATTGATGAAACTACAGGAGAAAGATTAAGCAAAAGAAAAGAAATAACTCTAGAAATGGAGGACGGTAAAAAAGTTACAGGTAGTATTCTTCAGATAGCAAGAGACCATTTAGGAATAGAAGCACAAACAGATGAAGAAGTTCTATCAATATTAGAATCAGAAAGAGAAAGATTAGAGCTAGTTGATAAAAGATTACAAACCTCTAAAATATTAGCAACTTTTGTAAAAATGGAAATAGATAGACTGGCATTTGTGAATACAAGAGTATCTAAGAGAATGCAGACTGAATTTAAGATATTTGACCTACAGTTAAAACAAGTCCAAGCATTAGATAAATTCGGAATAACACAAACAGATTTAATTAAACTTCAGGGAGCGGCAGCAGAAAACTTATCAGACGCAGAAAAAGAAATATTAGCAGGTAATGCAGCACTAGAACAACAAATAGATTTATTAGAAAGTTCACTAGATAGAATAGAAATGCTAGGAAAAGCACTATTAGAAACTTTTGATTCATCAGCCGCAACTAATTTAGCAAAACTATTTGATACAGCTAATTTAGGAGAGTTTGGTGGTAAAGAGTTTATCAATGCTTTAGCAGTAGACTTAAGAAAAACAGTATCAAAATCAATGGCAGAAGGACTTGTAGACGGTGCTACAGAAATGTTGACTCCAGAAAAGTTCAAGATGAATAAGAAACTTGACCCAGCACAAAAAATACTACAAGTACACAAACAGCATGTAGACGGATTAGCAGGCATACTTGATATGCATGTACAAGGAATAGCACAAGTTATGGGACATCAAGGTACTGTACCATCAGTTACAGCAAACTTTGACCCGAGTGACCCTAATGCTGCAACATACGGCAGTTTATTTGGCCCTTCTGGAGACACTAAACCTGGTGGATTTAGAGACGCATTACAAGGGCACTTTGGAAGAGGGGGAACATTATTAACAGGACTTTTTGGTAGCAGAGGCGGCCAAGCAGGTGAAACGACTGAGACCAAGGATGGAATGGAAGAACTTATTACTTCCAAGACTCCTGATAAAGCTGGAATTCTTGGTACATATGGTGGCACTGATATATTTGGAATCAAAAAAGCTATGGATTCAACTTTTGGAGAAGGTGGAACATTTGAAGAATCAGGTGGTAAAATATTCGGAGAAGGTGGAATGTTCCAAAGTATAGGTAGTAGTTTATTTGATACATTCTTCGGGTCAGGTGGAATGGGAAGTAGCTTACTCTCTCTATTTGGTTTCGCAAAAGGAGGATACACAGCTATTCAAGCCGCAAGTGGAGGAACATTTAGTGGTCCAACTACTGGGTATCCTGCGACTCTACATGGAAATGAAGCAGTAGTTCCACTACCTGACGGTAAAAATATTCCTGTAGATTTAGGGGCAAAAGCAAACAATACAAATAATACAAACATTACAGTCAACATGGCTGACGGAAGTTCAACAACAGATAGTGATGGAGCAGCACAACTTGCACAAGCAATTGATGCCGCAGTCCAAAATACAATAGAGAAAGAACTTAGACCTGGGGGAATATTAGCAGGATAATGGCATTAGGATTTAGCACAGGAGCATCATTTGGAAATAGAACAATAGTTCCAGATAAAGGTTTGTCCAAAACTAACACTCCTGTTATTTTTAGGGCTGAATTTGGCGATGGATATGAACAAAGAATTGCAAATGGAATAAATAATTTAAAACAAGAGTTTTCAGTATCTTTTGCAACTAGACCAAAGGCAGAGATAGATGATATCATTGGATTTTTCGAAAGCACAAATGGTGTAACTGCTTTTGATTTTACTTTTGCAGATACAAATGCAGGAAGTAACGAAGAGACAGTAAAAGTATATGTAAAAGACTTTACACAAAAATTTGACTATGATGATTATTACACTTGTTCAGCAACATTCGTAAGGGTATATGAAGCATAATGGCAGAGAATATTGTAGCAAAAGACTTACAGAAACTTGACCCAGGTTCAGAGCTGGTACAACTGTATGAGCTAGAATATACTAAAGGTAGTTTTATTTACTTCATGTCAGGACTTGATACTGACTTAACAGAAGTTCAAATGAGAGATTATTCTGATAACTCTCAAATTAATACTTATATTGCTATACCAGTAAAATTACAAGGATTAGAATATAAGAATGATGGAGCTATAGCACGACCTTTAGTAAGTATTGCTAATGCAAGTAATGCCTTTTCAAATGCAATCGGCACTATCGATTATGATTCTTTTTTAGGATTAAAATTTATAAAAAGAACAACATTAAAAAAATATCTTCATGGAGAAAGTGGAGCAACAAATCCACCAACAGAGTTTCCTAGAGATGTTTATGTAATGGATAGAATAAAGGCAAAAACAAAAACAACAGTACAAATAGAATGTGTTGCTCCTTTTGATTTACAGGGAGTAAGAATACCAGCTAGAAATGTATTACCAGATAGATGTCCTTTTATTTATCAAGGAGCAGGAGACCACTTAGATAACTTCAAAAAAGCACAGAGTGGATGTACTTGGCATGTAGAAGGAAAGTATAAATCTCATGTAGCAGCATACGCTGATGGAACAGAATATACTGTTTATGTAAATATTGATGATGAGTATATTATACCAAGTAGCACTAGTTTTTCACTTTATAGTAGTGGAGCAGTAACAGCAGATGCTTACTATAGAACAACAAAAACAATTACAAGATACAATGCAAATGGCACTACAAGTAGTGTAACAGCAAATAACTATTGGCAAGCTGTAAAAGATAATAATGCACCAGGAACACCATCAGACAGTAATAGTGCATTTAAGAGAGTAAGAGTTTATTCTTCATATTCTCATGGAACAGAATATTTTACTTTTAGTGATGATAGAGACAATGACTATGTTTTATTCACAGATAATACAGCAAGTTCTTCAACAAATGGTAAAGCTCTCATATGGAAAGCTTTAATACCAAATCAATCACAACATCCAGTTCCAGGGGGTCGTGTTTGGGAAAGAGGAGATGGCTGTAGTAAACGAACAGAAGGATGTAAAATGAGATTTGGATTTTCTCCTAAGTCAGTCGGAACAGCAACTTCGACTGGTAAAGCAAATCCAGATACAGATGCAAAATTACCATTTGGGGGCTACCCTGCATCGAAGGCGTTTCAATGATGGAAGAAATTTATGAACACGCAGGTAGAGAGGCACCACGAGAGTGTTGTGGACTTATTATACAGGATGGAAACAATGAAAAATATATTCCTCTTGAAAATATTTCCAAAAATGAAAAAGAGTTTGAAATGGACGCAAAGACTTTCGCATCATATCAATTGAATTCGAAAATAAAATATGTTGTCCATAGTCACTATTACTCAAATTCTAGCCCAAGCGAAGTTGACAAGATACAATGTCGAGAGGTAGGAATCCCGTATTTAATCGTTTCCTATCCTGAGAAAGAATACACAATTATACAACCATGACTAGAAATATATATTTAAAAGGAAGAATGGGTAAACTATTCGGCGAGAAGCACAGACTGAACTGCAAAACAGTACAGGAAGCTATGCACGCTATAGATGTAATGAAAGGTGGTCTTCGACAGTATCTTATGGATTGTACTGAAAATGGAGTAGGTTTTACAGTTCAAAAAGGAGAAGAACTTTTAAGTCAACAAGAGGTAGGATTAGAACTAGGTAAAGATGATATAGTTATAACTCCTATTCCAAAAGGTGCAGAAATGAGTGATGTTGCAAAAATAATTATTGGAATCACTCTAATAGTTGTAGGTTTTGTGTTTGGAGATGCTAGTGGTACTACTTTTGAAAAAGGGATAGCTTTACTAGCTTCAGTCGGTGCTAGTTTAGCACTTCAAGGAATTATAGGACTAACAACAGATGAGCCCGAAGAATTAAATGAAGATGATTCAACTTTATTTAACGGCCCAATCAATAATACAAAATCTGGAATACCAGTGCCTCTAGCTTATGGAAGAATGGAAGTTGGAGGAGCAGTAGTAAACTTTGGATTCACAGATTATAGAATTATAGGAAACCAAGGATACCAATTTGTAAGTAAAGGAACTACAAGTGGTACAGGAACAGGCGGAGGCGGCGGAGGCGGTTCAGCTGCTGGAGGTAACAACGGCGGTAACTCCAACTGGATTCAATACGACGAGAAATAATATGGCAGCAGAAGGAAGTAGCAGAGGAAGTGCACCTTTAGACTCATCAGGAGTTAAAACTAAATCAGGAGTTCGTGCTCAAACTGCTGTTATCTATGATTTATTATCCGAAGGCCCTATTGAAGGACTTGTAGATGGTGTTGCAAGTATAAGACTTAATGATAATCCTGTAGCAAACTCAACAAATAGTACTAAAATATCTCCCCAACAAACATTCGATGCTGGTTATGTTGCTTCAACAGGTGTAATTACAGATAATTCAACAGGCAATATATTTAGTGGAGCTTCTACAGCAGACGGTACAAGACAAGTTCTAGTTGCTGGAGCAAGTAAAAGAACTACTTCATCTATAAATTGTACTGCAGGTAATAATATAGTTGTTTCAACAAACTTATCAAACATGACATTTGCTCCAGGCGATGTGTGGGATGGAACAGGCGTACAACCTATGATTCGTATTGACGGTGCTGGAGACAATGGTGGACAGCTCGTAGCAGGAATCACAGAGTTTATTAATACTGCAGCAGTAAGAGTAGATACTGTTCCAATGACAACAGTAAGTAATACAGCAGCCTACATAGATTTAGTAGATGATATTGATAGTTTCAGTGGTAATACTGCAACAATCTCGGCAGCAGGTGTAAATGTATCTAATACTATTGTAATGATGGGAAGTCCAAAAAGGACAGAAACTGACACACCTCTTTACAATTATGAGAACTTTGGATTTGCATTTAGACAAGGTACTAGAGAACAAGAATGGTTACCAACTCCAGCAGGTATAGGTAGTGCTTCAATTGCTCACCAAGTATCAGGAGGTAATCTTACAACTTCTTCTAGTTCTGGTTATCCATCTGCATCTGCTTTTGGATTTGAAGAAACTACTGCATATTCAGGAACTGCTTTAACTGTAACTTCTTCTACAATGGGAGTAGGAAATCCAAGTGAAGTCGATGCTCTAAAAATTACCCTTCAATTTAATACTATGATTTCTCAGAAAGAAACAGGAGCACTAGGTCCTGGATTTGCTGAGTACAGAATTAAGTTTGGATATTCTAGAGATGGTGGAAGTACTTTCCAAGATGTTACAAAAGTAGGTAGAGCTACAATTGCTACCTCCACTTCTAGTTATCATAAAAACGGTAGAACAAAAGACGCACAAAGTGGTGTGATTGAAATGAAAACAAAACAACCATTCAATCATGTTTATACTTTTGATATAAGTAAATACCAACCATTCGATGCTTATAGAGTAACGATAGAAAGAATATCAGCAGTTAACCAAAAAGAAAATAAATGGCAACAACAAAACTCAGGAGTTGTAAAACAAATTGAAAATATTATCACAGATAAGTTAACTTTTCCATACTCTGCTTACGCAGGGGTTGTTGTAGATGCAAAAGACTTTGAATCTATTCCAAAGAGAAGCTATGAAATTCGTGGATTAAAAGTAAAAGTTCCTACAAACTATTTTCCTATTGATGAAGCAAATACTGCAACAGGTGTAAGAAGGTCGACAGCTTCTTATCAAAGAAATGTTACTTCAGGAGCAGAAGAAAGTACAGTTCAAGATTGGGATGGTAATTTTAGAGGAGACCAAAAAACATTTACAAGTCC